TACCGTCTTATCTTTGGAGAGGAGAAAGCGATAATGTCGAACTCCAGCACTAGGTGCGAACCACTCGATGGAACCATAGCTTGCAATGATTCAAAGGAGCGAAACCTCCAGGGATGTTAATAGAGCAATGGACGAGCATCCCGTATCGTGCGCCAAGAAGTACCCGCGCTATACGTGCGAACATAACGATGGAAACAATCACGCCAATCAGGTGGAAAGTCAACATCGATCTTTAATTCATGCAACGTAGTCTGAGCGTCGAGGTACGACTCAACACGCAATTGTGTATCTATTGATACGCCATATAATCTCTCAACCAATAAACGTGACCGATAGGGCACTTGAGCTAACGCCATATCAGTAATTTTCAATTTTGACGCAGTAAGAAGTTTATTACGTGTCCATTCATCATAACCAGAATGATCAGTAATAAATTTAAGCATATCAGGGGCAACAACTCCGGTCACCCTGAGGCCATAGCGTGCAAGCGCTTGCAAAATCGGACATCTATGATACTGATACGCGAGCGACATCGACTTCGCGCGCAGTAACATCTTCCTTCGTTTTGCATCAGCAAAGATTGCTTGACCTCCAGACATACCAAAAGATACTAACTCAGATAATGGCTCAGTTACATTCACAAGATCTGTGGAATCAAAAACAATCCCGCAGAATGAGGCGGTTTCAATCTCACGATGTTTTTCAACCTTAATCTTGAAACCTGCTTTAGTGAAGATAGAAAAATCTAATTTATCAACCAACTCACCAGGCACAGAACATAACCCATCATCACCCTCAACCACCATACGCATGTTCTCAAGCGGTATGTAGTCCTTTAACAAATAAGTGAGCAACACATAGTTGGTCCAGGTGTTTCCGAGAGATGTACACATCTGCCCGGATAATCGCCTTCCCCGAACACGCATTGTCACGTCTTTATAATGAACATCACGCCACCCACATGCCAATCTCTCATACTCCTTCATGAGCGCAAGTTGACGTGGACAGTTACGCAACCAAATACGGTATGCCGGAAATTCTATGGCATGCATAACATCTGAATCGAATCCTGCTTCAAAAGAAGAGAAATCGGTTGCCAACTTCACCCATCCGGGCTTCTCCACCAACCGCAAAATGTATTCAGGTCGTTCATTAACAGGCACATGTTTAACAAAAGCAGGAATCGAATAAACCTGCTTCTCTATCGACTTGAAAATTGGACCCATAATCAACTTGGTATCGTCATGTTCGGGATGTATACCCCGCGCAATCTTATACTCCACATAACGTTCATCTTTAACAAAGCCGGACACACGATAACTATTGGCGAGCGAATCAACATCCACAGGCCCTATCAAGTCTCGCGCATCAACAGCTCGAAGATCATTCTTACGCGGATTAGGATAATGCGTTTCAGATAACCAAGTTTCCAGATCACGACTATGTTCATTAGTAAAATAGCTAGAGGAAACGGGAGACACCTTATATGCCAGCGTCCGTCCCCAATAGCGTAACTTACGCAAAAGTCGCTTATCCGGTTTAGGCATCTCACAACCCAATCTACCTTCTGCGGCACTCTTCTGAGTCTCCCACCCACGTTGTTCAGGATGAGGTAACATAACACCCTGAACGTGGCAACCTAACGATATTTGTATAGGATATTGAAATCTCGGATACTTATGACACCGTGCCGGAAACACGATGACACGTTTTGGCACGGCTACTTCCGAGGGCAAGTAACCGTACTGAAACGTGGTTGTTTGTTTTAAAATGGGAGAGGCGACTCCACGCGAAAATCCTCGCGTGGTTCTGAAGCTCGCCTTGCGGAACAATAACGGCAGGTATCATCAATAATATTCTCTTCCAGCGAACGATAATCGGGTCGGAGAATTGTACTAACACGCAATGCCTGCGTCCGTGCGACTTCCAACATCTGATCATATGTTCGAGCCGCACTAGTCTGAAGCACAGTCAACAAATGACTAGCCAACACAAGGTCAATTCGACGCTCAGTATTTACATATCTAAAGCCAAAATATTTCGAATACTTGGCATAAAAGAAAATGCTACCAAACAATCTCAATACCCCTCGCGCCAGGAAGTTTCCCGCTGACTGTGCCACGACCGCTCGGATCATCACAGTACCGTAGACAGCACGGTGCGTGATTTTAGTGTCCCTTTGAGAGGGATTCCTCTGATCAGGATCCTCCTCAACTTCGACGTCATGAGCGTAGATCTCGGAATAAGATGCCATCCAATCTCCACTGGCGTATCGCTCGACTACCTCAAACAGCAATCCAAAAACAATGCCACCCAAGAATAGCCACCACATCACAGCGATCGCCCACGTCATGAAACCAAATAAGCTCGACAGAAACACAACTCCTGACATGAGAACTATCAAGAGCCACGTAACCAAGCTTACCGACAACAAAGTCGCAAGACCACGGAACTTCAGAGTTGCAACAATGCCATCTGCATACGGATCAAAAGCACGGTACTGGTTTCCTTGTACCGGCTCCATTATATGAACTGATCGATCAGAGAAGATATGCCGCATATTTGATACATGCCGCCACAAACTAGAGCCGTCTGCAACATGACAGGACAACACATCCTCTTCCCAACGTGTGGAAAAGCCTCCGGTTCGAACAATGAATGGTTGAAAATTGAACTCGGTATGCTTTTCAGTACGAACGTTGATTCGGGCGAGAGACGCTTCCCGCTCTTCTTCTTTTCGGTCTCGACTGGCTTCTCGTTCGCCAGCCGCACGTGCTTCATCCTCACGTTCTCCTCGTCCCACTGTGTTCCGACGGTCCCGATCTTCATGATGATATTTCCGTCGATATCCATCACTCGGTACGTGACCGCCTGCCGTACACTTCTCATGGTCTCGTACAGCAGACTTGTTGACAGGTCGCCACTTCTGTGGGAATGAAGTAGCATCCTCCAATTCTTCCGCTTGCGCTCTTGCTGTGCTCGTTCCGCCCTCTGAATCATCCGAAAACTGGGCGGAGTGAGTGATATGCTCGTAAACATGTTCTTTATCTTTACGTACAGCCATCAAAGCGGAAACCCCAAAGACATCCGTTATCCTCCCTGCACCACCAATGCAACAGGATTCGGCGAACCATTAGAGCCATAAGGCAATTGCTTCGCACTGGAGATAAGCCATTAAACTGACTACCACTTTTGTTGGCGGTATCGGACGACGTGAACAAGGCTGATTCATCCGCGTAGGTACGACGAGTTGAACCCGAAGTAGCGCAGTTCTTTCACAGCCACAGCGTTCATTCATATAGAAACAAGCCTTCCGATAATCCCCGGGGTTAGGTGCGTGAACTACCTGATCGTAGTCACCAAAGTAGGC